GTAGGCGGTGATCTGTTCCGCCACGGTGCGATTGCTCATTTGGGCCTCCTTGGGCTTCGAGCGGATGGCGACGACCGGAATGGCCGCCGCGGATTTGCCCGAAGCGCCGGGCGGCGGAGCCACGAGCGTGGCGCCGGTCAGGTCGATCTCATCGCCCACCGCATTGCCTGTCGCGGCGCGCTGAGTGGTGTCGATCGACTTGATGCTGGTGATCGTGCAGTCGGCGTTTGCCGGGACCGTCACGAGAGAAAGTTCGAGGATCTCGGTCTTGAGGAACCGGATGCCGCCGCCGTCCATCAGCGCGTATTCGATGGCGCGGAAACCGATGCTGACGGCTCGGACGATCCGCAGTTTCACCGACTGCCAGGCCTCGTCGAGGCGATCCTTGAGCGCGCCGGGCTCGTCGGTCTTGGCGAGCGTCATGGTGAAGGGGATGCCCTTCGCCGTCGGCTTGCCGAACCTCACATGGCCGACGGGCTGATCGTGATTGTGTTGCCAGAGCGCGGGAATTTCTCCGGCGAATTCTGCACCCAGGGGCTCCACGATATCGCCCATACGGTCAGGGGAGGGAGTTGTGGCGATGCCAGTGATGACGCGCTCGCCATCGTTCACCGACTTGATGTCGAGTGCGGAATAGGCCCGGTTCATCGCGGCCTCCGTGTCTGGTTGTCAGGGGGTCGCCGTCAGGCGAAGAACATCTGGAACTTCGGAGCCGGAGCCTCTGGCTCAGCCGGGGCAACCGCGAAGGCATCCACCAGAGCGACCAGGCCATCGATCCGACCCGCAGCTCTCGACTTGTCTAGTTTCCGGTTGCCGGCCGGGTCCGTCGTTACGACGGCGTTCGCCGCACACATGGTGAGAACCGGGTGGTTGCCGTGCGCCACCTTCTCAGCCAGCAGCGCCGACTCCAGGTCTCGAAACGCTGGGGACATCGTCTTGTAGCCCTGCCGGATAGGCATGAAGATCGTATCGATCTCGTCTTCCGACATTCCGGCCTTCACCAGCCAGGGACGCAGGAACTTCCAGTTCCACTCGTCGAATCCGATCTTGGCGAAGTTTCCGGATCGGATTTCCTTGACCAGGCGGATAGCCACCCATTCGTATTCGATGGACCTGCCCGGTGTCGTCTCCAGGAAACCGTCGCGCGCCCAAACGTCATAAGACACGCGGTCGGCGCGAGACTTTGCCGCGATCGTCTCTCCTGGGAGCCAGAACGTCGGCTTCACCCGCCACATGCCGTCGACCCACGCCATCTTCAGGAAGGCGGTCAGATCCTGCGTGGCTGACAGGTCGAGACCCCCATAAACCGGCGCGTCGCCCCAATCATCCAGCGGGTCGCCGCCGTTCGCGAGCCAGACGTTCCGGCTAATGGCCGGCGTCGTCACGTCCACGCGCTGATTAAGGATCAGGTTGCGGTACTCGTTCTCCCGGCTTGGCATCTCGCGAGCATCCGCCGCCATCGCCAACACCTCAGCGGCCTGCTGAAAATCTCCGAAAGCCGGATTGGCCTGGCGAATCGTCTCTTCGGCAAACGGATCGGCGTCCTCGTCGCTCGCGTAGAGCGCCAGCGTCACTTTTGGATCGCGAGCCTTCTTCGCGTCATCAATCAGAACCGAAAGCAGGTCGGCGTCGGTCGGCGCCTGTGTGGAGATCACCAGCGAAAGCGGTGACTCCTGGGCTGCGCAGGCTGTTTCGAGCGCCTCGTATAGTTCCGATCGAGGGCCGCGCACCTGGCCCAGCTCGTCATGAACGATGAAGACCGGCGATAGGCCGTATGCAGTGGACGCCTCAGCCGAAAGAGCGCGGTAGAGCGACCCCAACTCAGCGCAGAACAACTGCTTTGCCGTGTCTCGGACGACCACGACGGCGTTTAGGTCGGGCGACATCCGAACAGTTTTGGCCGCCAAGGCGAATAGCACCGCCGCTTGCTCGCGGGACTGCGCTGCCGAAAAGAGTTGGGAATTCGGGCGGGCCTCTGGGCCGCAGAGATGAAGGAGGAGGAGGAAGGCGGCGAGTGCGGTCTTCCCGTTCTTGCGTCCGAAGGAGATGATGGCGCGCCTAGTGCCGGCCGGATTGTCGTAGATCTTCTTGATCTCGTCCTTCTGCCACTCGCGCAGAGTGACCGGCTGTCCGACCAGGCGCCCCTCGGGGACGCGGCAATAGGTTTCGATCCAGCGGATATTCCGCTCGGCCCTCGTCAAGCCGACATTTCCCAAGGCTTTAGGGCGCGGCCGGTGCTCTTGGCCGCAGTTGCCGCCGCCTGGGGCGTATAGCGGCTCTGGTTGGTCAGCCTGAGCTTCGTTGCCTTATCGCCGATCGCCTTCGTCTCGCGATCACGCATGGCCAGCAGCTTGTCGTACCGCTTCAGGCCGTCCTCGTCCGTCAGCCACTCCGGCTGCGTCTTGGCTATCTCACGTTCCAACACGTCCGCCGCCTCACAGTGGCGGCAGTACTCCTTCAGAAGCTGTTGGAGCGCAGCCGTCCTAAACTGATCGAGCGGCTCAGCGCCGACGGTCCTCTGCCAGACCTCAGCCTGGAACTTCGTCAAATCTTTCGGCGGAACGGGCCGGCCGTCGATCTGACCGACCACGACAGACAGCGCCGCGCCGGACTTCCGACCACGGGTCGCCATGTTATGTCCTAACGTCTGCGATGTTACGGTTTATGGTGTGTGAGGGTCCCCGCCGGTCTTCTCGGGAAACCGTTTTGAGAATGAACCCCCGCCCCCGCTCCTCTATGCCGCAAAGAGGCTCGGCTGGCCGGCCACGTTGTCTGATTTCGCGTTGTTACACGCCCGATGAGCACAAGCCGTATTCCTATAGCTGTGCTCTCCGCCCTTAGATAAGGGCACGATGTGATCGAGTTCCGGAGCCTTGGGGTGGTAGGTGCCCCGACGCGCCTTTATCGTCATCGTGCCGCAAAGGTGGCACCGCCAGCCGTCACGCTCGAAAACCTTGATCGGATTGACAGGCTCTACCTGAACGCACCGCATCCGCGCCTTCCGGGCGACCCTTGCTACCCTCTTGGCGTCTCTGCGCGCATCCGAATTCCGATAGCACGCTGGCGAACAGAACCGAGCTGCGCCGCCGCCACGCTTAGCAGCCCTGCCGCCCAAGGCGGTGCCGCAGTGTTCGCACGGCTGCTTGGCTCTCGCCCGCCTTTCGCTAAGCACGATGCATCGCTTGATACTGGCCCGCATACCCCTCGCGATTGCCCGAAGCGCCTTGACTTCCTCGGCCAGGGCGCGGCGAGCTTCAAGGATCGGCACCCAGCGTTCCCGCCTCGCTCTTGCCAACTCAGCTTTTCGGTCCTGATCTGACGAGGCGCAGCGGCGGGAGCAGTATTTGAGGCGATCAGTCTTTTTCGGGACGAAATCCTCGCCACAGCCGCGACACTTGAGACCAGAATAGCGAACAGACCCTTGGCGACTCTGCTCTATCATTTCGGCCATTGGCCTAACGCCGCGCGACCTCGCTCTCCTGGTTTGGTATTCTTTATAATGCTCTGCATTGCAGGGAGCGCACCGCTTGAAGTAGGCACTCGGTAGCTGGGCGCCGCAGCCAATACAGTTCCGCGGCTCGGTTTTTTTGCAGACGCCCTGATCCGGCCTAGCCGGCGAGCAGTCGTAGCACTGCGCCCGCGTTCGACCCTTGCCTGTCTGTGTGAAGGCAACAGCGCATTGCACGCAGGTTGCGGCGCGCCCTATACCGGCCTTAGCCATCTCCGAACCTCACTCGTTCGTTGTGGTTAGGCCCGGCCTGAGCGTTGGCGCGCTCGGTCGGGCCGAATGATTCTAGCCCACGTTCCACGGATGTCGAGGATCGAGAGGTCTGCCTGACGCGTCACACCCGATGACGTGCCCGCGCTTCTCCTGCTTCTGGATCACGCTGTCGTGGCAGGGTGCGCACTCCGAAGTGAACGGGCCGGCAAAGAAGCCTTCCTCTGTCGCCTTGCTGTCTTTGTCCGCGTGGTTGCACACCGTGGCGGCTGTGATCCTGCCCTGGCTCAGACAGGTCTCGCACAGGGGCTGCCTGGATAGCTGCTCGGCGCGGGTGCGCCTCCATCGTGCGGTCTTGTAGAGGTGTCGGTAGGCTTGGGCTTCGACGCTGCGACTATCACGCATGCGCGGCACTCACGCTCACCGTCGCCCGA